CCCTGCAACCTGAGCTGCAACCGTTGCGGGCCACAGGGCATGGTAGGCCAGGCGCCTGCCCACAACGGCCTCAATGATGGCCTGCAAGCTGCCCTTGATGCGGCCATTGATTGCCTGGGTGCTGTCGTCAAAGTAGATCTCTTGGCGCAGCTGGCCAGCGCTTAGCAGCGTGCTGACATAGCTGACTGGCCTGCCGTCAATCAAAACACCTGGCTGGATCACTGGATCTGCATCAGGGGCATAGATTGCCGAACCGATAGCTGGATCTGCCACAATCTCAATCTGCGATGAGTCAAGCTCTGCAAAGCTGGCCTGGCCCAGCCTCAACTCGCCAGCTCTGGTGATGCGCCAGGGCACGCCTAACTCGTCTGCGATGTCTTGCACGGCATGGGCTGCCGCTCCTGCCGTTCTCTGCCAGTTTGCCACTTGATAGGTGGACAGATCCATCGAATCGCTTGCGAGCGCTTGTGAGGCGGCTGAGGCAATCTCAGAGAGCACCGCGGACAACGTCACGAGCGCATAGTTTTTTGGTGCGAGGGTAGACAGCAAACCGCCGCTGCCACCCTGGATCCTGCCCATCCAGCGCCCAGATTCAACGCCACCGCGATAAACCGAGCCAGCAAAGGCAGCATCGCCAAGGCTCATGGCCACAGCAGAGCCCGCCGCGATATCCTCAGCCGTATCTATCTCGAGGTCAGCCGTCCAGTTGCCATCGCGCGGCTCATATACCGAGGCGCTAATAATTGGCAGCCCGTTGAGAGTGTAGGCTGTCATGTGGCACCATCCACAAACGTGTTTTCGTAGATCTGCTGCGTCGTATCCACAACAGACCCAACAAGACCCTTTTGAGCTTGCTTGATTGGGCTATTTTGCTGTGGATTGTCGTTGCTATCGCCGAACGTGGCCTCCTTTTGGTCGACCGTCACAGACTCAATTTCGTTTGTTGCTTTGCCTGCCTTGGTGCCGCTGCCTTTTTTCACAGGCTTTGGTCGCGGGATCCATTCGATGCATTCCAGCGTAACTGTTAACTGCTGGGTGGTTTTGTCCAACGCAAAAACGGGCACCGCTTTGATGTAGCAAGTTGTGATGCCTAGCACCTGAAGCGAGGGATAGATGACACCAATCGGGCTACGTGGGCCGCCTGGCCTGCGAGGCGATACAGTTGGCAAAAGTTGCTGCAGTTCAACCCAATCACCTTGATTGTAAATCATGATGCTGATTGAAAACTCTGCTGGATCGTTGCCTTCGTCCTTTAGCCTGGCACCATCGCTGCCCTTGCTTCGCTTGACATCAATGCGCCTGGCAATGCCCTTGCCGCTGACAGATGCGATGCCTGGCCACCGCACCCCACCGAGGTAAATCGTGTCCCACTCATACGTGGCAAGCTCGCCACCGCCAAAGAACTGAGCACCAGCCAGAACAGTCATACTGTGCCCACACCCAACTCAAGCGCGGCCCGCTCAAAGGCTGCAGCCATCTGCAAAAGCTGCTGCTTTTTGATCTCACTTGCTGTGGCAGCAGCGCTGGCCGCCTCGTTCACTGAGGTTTCAAATACGTTGGTCTGATTGACCGTGGCACCACCACCACCGAGGCCTGGCGCAAGCTGCGCCGAACCTTGCAGCGATGGCACAGCATTGACCGACTCCATGCCCTTGGCAAAACCAAGCGCTGACATTTCGCCAAAATACCCAAACACCTTCGATGGGCTGCCTATGCCTAGCACCTTTTTTGCGGCGCCAATCGCAGACTTTGCCACCGACACAATGCTTGAAACGACAGAGCTGGCACCCGATGAAATGCCTTTGACAATGCCAGACACAATAGATTTTCCAATGCCAAGAGCAGCAGCTCCAAGCGAGGCAACCGCAGTTGCTATTGATGTGCCAAGGTTGGCAAAAAAGGAGCCTATGGCGCCAATGGCCTGAGCTGGTGCTGTAAACAGCGTTTTGAACCACTGAACCACAGACTTGATTGCCGCAACAGTAGAGCCGAACACCTTAACAATTGCCATTATCGGCACAGCAACTGCCGTTGCCATAACGCCAACAGCCGCAAGCGTTGCGCCAATCATTTGCCCCACCATAGAGACCGATTTGGCATCAAATGCGCCAAACATTTTTCCAAAAGCCTTGGCCAGCTTGCTTGCGATAACAATCGACTTTGCCAGTCCCTTGCCAAGCCCAGACGCAAAAGCCTTGATTGCTGGCGCTGCCGCCTCAATGCCTGCTTTTATGCGCCCAATAACCTTTCCTAGGTCGACCTTGCCAAGCGCTGCGCCCATTGCTTTGAGCGCTGGCAAAAATGCACTCTTAAGCGATGGCCCAACGCCAATGCCAATCCTTGTCAGGGTGTTGTTTGCTCGGTTTTTGAACGCTGCAAACGCACCGCTGAACGTGCTCAGCTGCTTGGCCGTTGCAAGTGCACCAAGCTTCTGCGCGTTAGCCCCTTCCAAAAACAGCTGCTTAAATGCCTTGATGGTCTCAGGCACTGGCAGCTTTGACATGTTCTTGCCAGCTTCTTTGATAAACTTGGCAGCGTCTTTGCCGCTTTTGCCAAGAAGCTTGGCCACCCTTGTGAGCACCTTCAGCTTGTCTGCGCCTGGGATTCCCTTCAGCACCGTCTGAAATGCATCGGCCTCGATTTTGCCGCTAACAATGGCTTTTTCGAGCTGCTCAAAGGCAGAGCCAACGGCAGCCATCTTTGATGGCACACCAGCAGCAAGAGCCTCGAGGTCAGCCCGCCATTTGATCATATCCTTTGCGCCCTTTGGCGACAGGCCGGCGGAAACGAATGATTGAAATGTGCTTACCGTGTTTTTAAAGCTTATGCCCAGCTTGTCAGATATGCGGAGCAGCGCTTGCATCTCTGCATCTGCTTTTTTCCCGCTGCCCAAAAAGGCCTTTAAGCCAAAGCGAAACTGTTCTGCCTCAGCGGCCGCTTTGACCATGGCCCTGCCAGCTGCTGCAACGGCTGCGACCACAACCGTCCCAATCACAGCGGCCATTTTGACAAACGCTGCGCCGACCTTCGACGCAACGGCGGTGCCTGTTTTTTCTACCTTGCGAAGGCCTCCGCTTATGTTGTCAAGTCCCGCTGCGGCTTTGCGTGATGGCCCGCTAACGCGGTCAACCAGCTGAACTGTGAGCTTTACCGAATCAGCCATTGCAGCGCCCTATTTCAATAGCACCTTGACCATGGCCCGGAATATATCGTGCACCTCTGCATGCAGCAGCGCGCCATCCTGGGCCAACTCGGTTGGGTTTCCCTGCTCGTCTCTCTCGCAAAATTGGAACGCCAGCAAGGCGCGAGCCGCGAGCAATGGCAAGCGCCTGTTTGCATGCCAGCGCTCTACCCTTTTCGCGTTTCGGCCTCGAAACTAGCGCCTGCCATTTCGACAGCCTCAGAGCAGGCGCTTGATATGAGCCCAGGGTAGGCATCAATGATGCTGGCTGCGGAGCTCCTATCTGGGAACACTCGCACGGAGCGAACAAGCTCCTTTTGTGCCAGGAATTTCGAGCCGTCACCTGTGGCCTTATCAACAAAGCGCTGATATTCGGCAGCGGTTGGGCGCCTGATTGCGAACGGTCCGGATGGAGTCTGATAGACTTTGATTTCGCCATGCTCCACCTGCAATTGATCCAAGGGGTCTTTTTCGGTTGTCATTGGCTAGTGTCTCCTTTGCCAGCCATGGTTTTTGGTTTGATTAAACCAGCATATTTGTGATCGGCAGAATGCCACCAAGCTCCACGCGCATGATGTCGAGTGTGCAAGTCACCATGATTGGGTCGGTGCCTTGCGAGCTGCTGATGTCGGGCTCGGTGATGACACATCCGATGCATTTATCAGTCAGCGTTCCATCGCCATCGGGCGCGCTGTATGTCGCAGTGATGTCAAAGTTTGTGTCGAGGTAGCCAGACTGGCCGTTGTTGGTAAGTAGCGCCAGAAAATCCTGAAAGTCTCGGCGGTACATGGCAATGGTGCCATCGGCATTCAGCTGGCCAAGGGTGCGGGCCAGCTTTTCTGCGCCGGTTCCGTATACGTCACCAACCTCTCGAGTTTGCTTATAAGCCAGCTCGGTGCAGCCTGTGAAAATGCCACCAGCTAGGCTGATTTCGATGCTGGACCAATCGAATTTTACGCCGTTAATTAGGGGGTAGTTTGTTGGCATTGGTCAAAGTCCTATGCAGCCTGTGCGATGAGGGTAAAGCCCAGGGTGGTTGTAATGAATCGAGCATAACCAAGGGGCTGGATGGCCACCTCGGAAAGCAGCGTGCTAGTTGCCACGATGTTGTTTGTACGGTCAATGGCGTAGCGCAATGCGCTCACCTGGCCAGGGCTGCCCTCGGCATTGATGGGCTGCGTGAGCTGCTGACGCAGCCTGCCCTCTACCTGCGTTTCAAGTCGCTGTGCATCACGCTCATCAATGAAGCCTGTGCCTGCCTGGGTGCGTACTCCGATGTTCAAAAACGCCTGTTGGCCGATGAAGGTCTCACGGCACGCAACATCCATGATGCGGCCAAGCTGCCAGTCGGTAAAGTCAGATCCAGGGTTGGACTTGAGCCGGCCACGGGTCACAAAGAAGCCCTGGCGACCCAGATGACTGCGCAGTGTCGCAATGCGATGCTGGTCTAACACCTCATCGAAAAACTCATCATGGCTGATTTCAACCACACCCGTCAGCGGGCCAGATGCGACGCGAGCTAGGTCGGTGGAGATCAGCGATGCTGTGGCTCGAGCTGCGACAGGAACCACAGCGCTCATCTTTGGCACGCCCCAACCAGGGATGGGCTTGCTGGTGGCCGTGTCTGCGTCGCCATAGACGGCCATGATTCGCGTTGAGCTTACCGCTGCATAAGCTGCGATGATATTTGCGGTGGTGTCATTGCCTGCATCCATGGCAACCCGAACAAATCGAAAGTTGTTCTCAAAGGTTGTCATGTGCGTGTCGAGTGCGGCAAACATCGCCACACCAGCAGCAGCGCTGGCAGGCTGGCCAATCAGCGCCATAAATGCCCACTCGGTTGCGCTGGCATTAAGCACAGCAACACCGGCTGCCACGTCTGCAACACCGTAGTAGGGCGCAGTGGTGTCAAACTCGTGCACGTCGCCAGCCTCAAAGAAGTCTGGGCCACCGCCGTCGGTAAAGGTCAAGGTGATGCCCGTTTCTGGGATCGTAAATGTGCCAGCAACTGGGACATTGACCTCTGCACTCTCGGTGCGGCCATCATCGAGCGAATACACAAAAGCAAAGTCTGCGGCAGCCACGCTGCCAGACTGGGTGATTCGCAGCTGCACCTCATAAGCGTCCAGAGGCGCGCCGGCTGGTGGCACCGTGGTGATGTCGCCAGTGCTAGCGCCAACCCGTGTGACAGTCACAGCGCCAATTGTAGAGGCCACGCTATTGGTCAGCGGCATGGCCAGAATGGGGCCACCTGCAACCGCAAGAGCATGGCAAACAGCCTCAGCCAATGGGCCCTGTCCAAGGGCAGCAACTGCGGCCGCTGGGCTGTTAACGCTGATGATTGTATTGACGGCGCCAAGGCTCGAGCAGCCAAGATAGATTGGTGTCGATGGCGCTGGCTCGCTAAGAGCGAGGCCCGGGTCCAGAATGGTAAAGCTTTGACCTGGGATCGGCATGATCAGTCATCCTTTTTGGGCGCTGACTTGCGCCGTCGTATTTTCTTGCGTGATGTTGATTTTGTAGGCTCTGGCAAGTCTTGCTGCTGCTCTGCCTTTTGCGGGGCTTTTGGCTTTGGCTTTGGCTTTGGCTTTGGCTTGTGAAGCTTGCAAAATGGCGACAGAGCTGCATCGCATGGCCTCAACGTGCCATCTGACGTCTGCTTTTCAACCGCATCAATTGCGCCCTGGTAGGCTGACTTAGTCAGCTGCATTGGCGATTGTGCATCGTGCTCATGCTGAGCCCATCCGTGCACAACTGCTGCCACGTTATGCTGCCAGCTCAGCTGCTTGATGCGCCTGGGCTTTGGCCCAACTTTATACTGACCAAGGGCAAAGGCCCATTGTTCCGGTGTCTTTGTTTCGGACATTAGCAAACAACCTCCGGTCCTGTGGGCAGCTCAATGATGCCTGTGTGGTCCTGCGCTGCCAACACAGTAAGCGGCAGGCCAGAAATGGCAGACTCGTGCACCGGTATGTGCAGCGTTATGTCTTGCGTCACAAGCTCGCCAAGCGCCGAATAGTCAGCGCCAGCCTCTGTTTGCGTGACCCAGCTGTGGCTGCCAAATTCAACGCTGCCAGCCGAATAGGCCCAAACCGCTGCCAGCATGTTGTGCCACAGCACCTCTGCCTGCTCAAAGTTTCCGCCCCAAACCTGCACCTGGCAATTTTGTTCTCTTGTCAAAAGAGAACGATCGCGAGTGCCACCAGGCAGGCCCAGCGGGCGGCCGCCAATGTTAGACGGCGCTGACATTGTGCCATCAGTGGGGATCCACACCAGATGCGGCACGGTTTCGTGCAATTCGGTGGCAAGCCTGCCAATGCCGTAGCTGACGGCCAGCCTGTTAACTGCGTCACCTATGCCGATGTACAGGATGCCAAGTGGATCGGTTTTGGCGTGAATACCATCAACAATCTGCTTGAAAATCGAGGCCATCAGCCTAGCTCCGCCTCGAACATGTCTGCAATCACTGCCTCGAATTCAGCCACCCAGCTAGCAGGCAAACCACGCCCAGCATCAGGTACCAAAAGCCGCTTTGCGTTAAAATATTGGGCATAATTCACACTTAACCCAACGCCAAAGCTGGTGCCGCTGTGGATGGCGTGGGTGCTGCCTTTCATCGCGCCGGTAACAACGCCAACAGCTCTGCCATCTGGCACCTTTTTGGGTGCCCAGCCCTTGCCATAGGGGTCGGCCTCCTTGGCAAAACCCTCTCGCACCAGGCTCACGCACTCCTCAGCCAACACCGGGGGCGCAGCCTTTAGAATTGACGGCACGCTGGCAACCTTATCTGCCAGAGCAGCCAGCTCGGCGCCGCCGCTTATCTTGATCCCTACCAATTGCGCCGGGCTCCTGCTGCATAGTCTGGCGATGCAGCGGTGCGAGACACGCCACCAGTTTGCACTTGCGGCGCACCCTCATTTCGCGTTGTGCCATCTGAGCCGCTTGGCAACGACACAGAGCCCTTGCTAAGCATCTCGAGCCACTGCATGGCATCGCGATACCTCGCACGAATCTCCTCGTCATGCGGCCCTGGTCTCCAGCCACGCCAGCCAAGCAAGCGGTAGCTGGTGATTGCAACAGTGGCCTCCACAATTGACGGATGGAAGGGCGCTACTAGCGGTGCCTTGTAATGACTGGGCAAGAAGGTGTCGATAAACCCAGAGGCATTGAGTAGCTGGGCCTCAATGTCTGCGGGATCAACACCCTCCAACGCCCTCCCACGCAAGCCTAAGCTGCGCAGGTCATCAATTGTGGCATAAGGCACCGCCATGGCTATCAGTTAGCGCGGGCAGCCAAGAACCAGAGGCTGTAGCCAACGGCTCCGCGTGCATCAATGCCCCAAATGAACTGATTGTCCCAGAACGTGTTGTCATCAGTTGGGGCGGTCTTGCTGTTAAGCTCAGGAGCACGGCGCAGCTGATAAATCAGCGGCTTGATGGGACGACGGGTGTCCATCAGATACCACTGACCGGGGTTCTGCAGCCGCTCCATGACCAGCACGGTGGCAGTGTTGCGCAGCACGTTGGTTTGCGGCGACGTTCCAGCATCGCTCGGGATGAGCTCTGCCTCGAGAATGGTGCGCGCAGTGCGCTCCAATGCGGGTGGCACCACCAGCAGGTTGGGACGAACGCCCAGCGGGCGGCCATCTTCACCGATAAAGGTGGTCGACATAGCCGAGCGCACAGCCTCATAGTTGGCAGCAGTCAGCGGTGTGGCCGGGAAGTCGTTGGCAACCGCAGCACCGCCAGCAAGCAAGCTTGGATGCGCCGCATTAAAGAACGGCACGCCGTCAAAACCGAGGTTTGCGCCACCGCCTTCGAGCGCGGCAACGGCCAGGTCATCGGGCCACATAGCAGCTTGCTCACCCATCGACTCGAACAGCGGGCCATACACGCCCAGGTTGTCATCTTCGATGTCATCCCGATCCACGCCGATGGTAAGCTCGAAATGACGGTTTGTTAGCTGGTAGTGGTAGCTGCTCAGGTTCTGAATGACGCGCGGACCCAACCACTCGCGAAGGGCGGGAATTTTGGCCATCCAGCCATAGTCGTTCTGGCGAGTGCTGCTGGGAACCATCGTGGCGTAATTCTGCCACGTGGTCTCAGCACGACCATAGGCCGCATGAAATTGCGTCGAAAAAGTGGTTTGCAGGGTTTGGATTGCTGCAGGAGTGATTAGCATTTTTTCTGTCCTTAGTTGCTAGCTGGGAATTGCGTCGCAACCCAGGCAATGTTGTGCACAGCGTCGTATTCGTAGAGGACACCAACGACCGACACGGCAGCATTGGTCGACACGGTTTGATCATCCTCGCCATAAACCACGGCACCAGTGTCTGCCAGTGCGACAGGTGCAACGAGGTCATTCTCCCATGCGAAAATACCTGACCTGACGTCGCAATTTGCATCGCCAGCAGCGCCAGTGCTGTTATCTACCTGCTCCTCAGCACGCCCAACCGGGGTGAGGCCAGCTGCGGCAGTCACAGGCTCCAAAAAGCCAGCGGCATTGAGCGCCACAAGCGAGCCCTGGTAAATCAAAACGCCTGCAGCAACCGGCCGGGTGTGGCGGAATGCAAACGGGGAGGCCTTTTCGGCGGTGTCTCTGTTGTCAGTAAGTGCGGCCATTTGTCATCCAGCCTTTTTGTTGCGGTTATTGGTTTCGCGTTTGCGCTCGGCGATAAATGCCTCTCGCGACACATTTGGCATGAGCGACAGAACGTGTTCGTCATCCTCGCTCAGCATGATCTCTTGTTGCACTGCATCGCTATTGACAACATGGCCACCAGCAACCGGGGCACACTCGCCAAAAGACTTGACCTGCTCAATGCTCAGGGTGCGCAAAAAGCCATGAATGCTCGGTGGCGCCTTGCCATCCTCGCTCAGCTTTGCGATCAATGCATCCCGCTCGGTTTCGGCTTTTTCGGCCTCGAGCGCTGCAACTCGCTGCGCAAGCTCAATGCTTTTTGCTGCGCCAGCTTTCAAATCATTAATGCATGCCAACACGTCGGCCAGCGTTTTGGCGCCATCAACCGCACTCAATAGCTGGGTTGCTTGCTGCGCCACCTCTGCCTCACTCGTGAGGCCGAATAGCTTAATCAGTTCCATTTTTGCGGGTTCCTTTTGCGCTGATGGCGCTTGTTTGTGGCTATTAGTATCACAGTTGATGGCATTTGCGACAAGCGGCATTTGCCCATGGGTCGCAGGCAGGTTCGTCAGCGCCACATTGACTAGCCTAGTAATCCGATGCCCCTCCATCATCTCATCGCCGGCCATAACGGCCACGGTTTCGCCCATATCAACGTCGAATGCCGGGCTGTAGTGGCGAAATTCGCGGTCCTTTAGCATTTTTTTGGCCTTTGGCGTCCATTGGACATTGGTGGCCATTAGGCCATCATCTGTGACTGCTGGCACAAACCACCCCGCTGCGCTCGAGCTATCTGCAGACGGCTGACCGCCGAGCATTCCGTGGTCATAATCAATGGGCAGCTGCTTGATGCCATGCCGCTCATAGGCGGCCATCACCATTGCCGCGGACACGTCATCAAAAACAAAGACGCCCTTTGTGGTGCTCATGGCCCCTTTTGGGAAAATAAGAAACGAGTCTGCAGGCTCTGCCACATCCTCCATCTCAGGCATCATGAGCTGCACTGTGGCTATGTCGCTGGTGGTTTGCTTTTCAATCTCACCGCAAATCCTGCCTGCGGTTTCTTCGTCGTAGCCCTTGCTTTGCTGGTCAATCATGCATGCCTCGAATGTCTCATATGGTCCCAGTGGCATCGGGTCCTGCCTTTTCAGCCTTGGCAATCAAGGCACTGTATGTCGTTGTATCATAGCCCTTTGGCTCAGGTCTCCAATTGGCAAACCCTGCCGCTCTTGGGCTGTTGCCAAAGCTTCCTTGCGCATCAGGTATCTTTAGGCCAGCAGGAGCTATGCCTTTGCGCATTGCCTGCCTTGGCGTTAGCGATCGCACACCACTACGGCAATTGTAATGCAGCGGCGGCCAGTTTGTGTCCCACCAGTTGTCATCGGCCGGCTTGACTATGCCATCGCGGTCCCTGCAATAGGGTGTGGTGCGGCTGTCCAGCACAGCGTCATACATTCTGAATGGCCTGAAGCGCTTTACCGCTGGCTGCTCCATCTGTCGCCATCTGCCCGCGTTGTATGCAGTTTGAATAGCTGTGCGCCAGATGACCTCAACGCGCGATGGGTTTGCGCCACCCCATGCTCTGGCAAGCTTGCCTGCTACTGCTTTGCGAAATTCGTTGTATCCCAGGCCCTGCTGCATGCCTTTGTGATCTCGTCAAACACATCCTGCACAAGTCGCAGCTGCGCAACGTTGCCGATCCAAAACGCCTGGTTGCGAGCATTGGCCATGAGCTGGTCAACCTCATCATCGGTCATCACCAGCCGCGATAAGTGCCACGCAATGGCCTTATCAAAGGCGCGGACTAGCAGACCAACGGCTGGCCTGGCATCGTCCTGCAACTTAACGGCTGCGCTCATAGCTCATCCAAGACAGCAAAGCGGCCAGCAAGCTCGCTTAGAATCAACGCCCGTTCGAATAGCTCGACAAAGCCACTGGCTGACATGTCTGCATATTCTGTTCGGAGGTTTTCGCGCAGCTGCTCATAGCTGCCACTGCTGGCGACAATGGCCAGCACTTCTTGCAGGCCAACCTTGCCCTTGCTGCGCTTAATGCCCTCGTCAACCAGATCATCGGCATACTGCTGGCCGGCCACAAATGCGCTGCTAGTGTCGCCACTGGCCAACTTTACGTTAGTCTCCTGCTGCACAGGCTGAAAACCCATCGGCGGTGCATCATCGGACTTGCTAACGCCAAAGCGCTCTATTTCGTCGATGGTCAGGCCAACAGCCTGCAAGCCTGCCACAGCCCTGCCAAGGTGCTCGAGGGTCTCTGCCGTTAGCTTCAAGTCAACTGGTGGCGCAACGTCCCAGTGGGGCCATGGCACAAGCTCTGTGCCATTGTCGTAATTGTACGCAACCCACCAGCTCAGAACCTGGTTGCGCAGCTCGGTGGATAGCATCTGTGCATCGCCAGCTGTCCTTTCGCGCTTGACCTCGCCACCAGCCTGAGCAGCTGCAAGACTGCCGCTGTCGATCTGTGTTGTGAGATTGTTGCCCGTCAGCGCGATGGCTAGCGAGTCATCAACATGGCGAATCAAATCTTTGAAGCCATTGCTGTTTTGGTCTGTGGCTTCAAGCAGGCGCAAGTCAAACTTGGCGCCATCCTCATCCACGTTAGTAGGCAGCTGGATTGTGGTTTCAGTAGAAAGCACACGTATGTCCTCTTGGAACTGGTCTTTGTCGAGCGCATCGCTGACTGCAGGCACATCGGCCAAGATGATTGGCATGCCGTGGCGCTCGCTATAGCGGGCCCAATCGCGCACAGCGAATTGCCGCACCAGCCACGGGATGGCCAGGCATCGCACCAGGCCATTCATCCATGGCTCATCGCCTCGACCCAACACCAGCCATTTGCCGTCACAGCCGTCCATCGGCACCTTGATTTGACCAGCTCGAGCGGTGATGTAGTAGCAGCGCTCGGTTCGGTCCGCCCAAACCCACTGCATGTTCCAGACTTTGAGCCTGGGTCGCCACTCGCCTGCGGTGCGCTCCCAGATAATCTCACCAATGGCAACACCCATCATCAGATACCAGCGCAATAGCTCGGACAGGCTGGCCTCGCTGAAGCTGTGCCACCACCACTGCTCGGCATCCTGAGCAATGCCAGCAGAGCGCTCGTTGTCACCGTCGCCCGGCAAAAGCGAAAAGTCAGAACGCATTAGCGCATTAACACGAGTCACAAGAACGGCAGACAATCGATCGTCTCTGCCCATTGCATCGATGAGCTTTGATGATTCGCTGAAGTCGCCCAGCTCGTGATTGTTCAGCGCAGATCGGACAGCATTGACCGTCCAGCTGGGCTTGATGCCAGGCGTCCATGGCACATATACCCGCTGATGATGTTTTTTAGGCGCTGGCATCTGTCATCTCTGCAGCTTTTTGGGCATGGGCCCTTGCCTGCCTTCGCAGCCTATACTCGCACTTGCGAGAGCACGTTTGCCTGCCTGGCCTGGCAAACTCATCATTGCAAACAATGCAAGCATCAGCGTCGTCTGCTGTCTTGTTTGCATAGCGCTCTGCATAGCAGTCGACACAAATAACGGTGCCCTTTGGGTCAAGATATGCAGCGGAGCTCCGGCGCAAAGCAGCCCTGCAATCAACGACTGTGCACCTGCAAACACTGCCCACGTGAACCTTAAACCACATATCACATCCTCCTTTTGAGGCCTGGCACTCTGCGCCCATGCCTGGCAACCCTGCGCTGCTTGTATAGTACCCGATGAGCGCTAGCAAGCGCATCAACCTCGTCATCACGGGCGTCATTGACCCCTGTAAACCCTTCGATGACCTCGAGGAAGTCAAACAGCCATGGCACTGGGTTGGTAGCTGGATCTGGCACTAGCAGCTTGCCAGCATTCCACGCTGCTGCACACTCCTGGGCCCTTACAAACTTGTCGCTAGTCGCAGCTTTGAATTCAAACCGCGGCACCCTTCGCTTGATGAATTGCGTGCTGCCTTTCTCGACGCCTGAGCCTATAAAGAGCATTCTGCCGGGCCGCTTGTTGGCTGCAGACACCAGCGACAGCGTAAACTCTGGCGCCTCAACTTGTTGGCTGACCACGTCAATCACATAGTAGCAATCGCCAAACCTTCCCAGCGTAACGACCACACTGCGGTCTGCAACGGTTTTGCTCGTATATGCCAGATCGACCCCATGGCCATATTGCAGTCTTGCTGGCAGCTCGCTGTAAAAGTGCGGTGCACCAAACACTGCGCCGCCTCGTTTGCGCGGCCTGCCTTGGAATAGTGACGCAGCGCCATAGTCGCCAATGGCTGCCATGCGTTCTCGGATAACGTCTGCAGTCCATCCAATCTGCGGCGCCAACGCTTCTCCCTCTTGCCTGCCATCGTCATCGCCTGGCTCTGCTATTGCCCTGCGAGTGATGCCAGGCCATCCGCCCTTGATTGCTCGACCTATCGCATCATCGGGATGCCAGCGAGTGTGCACTAAATAGCAAGAGCCGCTTGGCGTCAACCGGGTGAGGACGTCATCGGTGATGCTGGACCACACCTTATCGCGGAATGTTGGGCTCTCGGCTTCTGCTCGGTTTTTGATTGGATCGTCAATATACGCCTTGCAAAAGCCGCGGCCAGTCACCTCGCCACCAATGCCTCGAGCCACTAGGCCACCACCCTGCGCAGTCTCCCACTCATCCGCGCGATTGCTGTCGCCTGCTAGCTCCACGCCAGCCTCCCTTGCCAGCCTGCGAGCACGCTTGCTCTGCTTAGCTGCAAACGTAGCTGTGTGCGTCATGTACAGCAGCTGCGACGTTGGGTCTTTGGCCAGCACCCTGGCGATATCATGCAGCAGCAGCTCTGATTTGCCATGACGCGGTGGCACCGTAAACCACACCCTGCATGGGCCATGCTCTGCACTATCCAGCGCCCAAGCCAGCTGCCACAGCCACGTTGGCGGCAGCAGTTTGGGCGACAGCATTGGCACCCATTCGAGCAGGCAATCCGGGCTAGTGGATTGCTGCAGGCTCTGCAGCCGCCTCTGCGCCACCTCTCGCCAGCTCGCTGCAGAGCCGCGCGAAATCTTCCGGCGCACATACCCTTTGCGCGACATCTAACATTTGCTCCCTTGCCTCAGCGACTTTGACGGTAATGCTCGGGCCATAGCGATCGTTTCGAGTGCGCTCAAGCAGCCACGTCAGCGCCCTGACCACACTTCCACTTGCCCTGCCACCATCTTCGTCGAGCGCATTCAGGCGCTGCAAACAGAGCACCTCAAAACGCGCCCTAGCCCGCTCGACTTCGTCCAAAAACGCATCGAATTTCGGCTCCCCTGCCTCACCTCGAGCCTTCCAATTGTAGGCCGTTGCCCTAGTGATTCCGGCAGCTTGGCAGGCAATTTGGTAGGTTGCGCCATTTGCCAGGTGGCTGCAGATGATGTCCTTGACCTCATCCGTCAAACTTGTCGGGCGTCCACCCATAATTTGACATGATAGCCAAGATCGCAATCCCGCTGCAAGTGCCAGCGCTATCTTGGCGTCATCAGCTGCCTTTTTGCACCTACATTGGCGCCATTGCTGGCCTGCTCGCGCTTATGCGGTGACGTATGACGTTTGTTGACGTCACTTTTACAAAGTCTCCCCATATGCGTACGCGTAAGGGGACTTTCCATCTGACATGTCAGTTGATGTCATAACGTCACCAATCCCCCTCCAGCGCTGCCTACATTTTTGGGCTGATTGTCACGAGCACCGCATATTCGCGCACCTTGCCCTTGGCTTGGCTGTAATGCCAGCTGACGCGTGGATCGCGATCGTTTGGCAGGCCAAGCCAGTCTGCAAGCTCGTCACGGATCGCTTTGAGTGCGCCGCGCAAATTGTCGTCATCCAGCGCCCTTGGTGCCAACCTGCAAAGCTCAACCTTTGCTGGCAAGGGTGGCTGCCTTGCGCCAGCAACTAGCAGTGCAATCTGGGTCGCCTGCCGCTCTTTTCGCGTCTTGCTATAGCGCTTTGACCAATGTCCTCGCTCGTTTGTTTTTGAGCGAGTGCGAATGTCTATTCTGATCTCAAGCATCTTTTTCTGCGCACCTTGCAGAGCAGTAAGCTGTTGTTCGACCGCTCGCAATCAGCGCTGGCTTTTTGCACGGGCCAAAGCTGCACCTTGCGACATACGGCTTTTGCCTGCGGTTTTTGCCCATTGGTGCCACCATCAAAACGCCACACTGGCAACGCCAAAACCTCGTGCACAACACCTTGGTGTGGCGGTGGCGGTGGTGGCAGTAGTCGTCATCGTCAGTCATTGCCTTGCTCCAGCCGCCGCACGCTTGCCGCTGCGATGGTTCTTGTTTGCCCGGCTCTACGCTCGATGCGATCCCGACTGGCTACTGCATCATATAGATCGCAAAAGCGGGCCCTGTCAGCCACGTCGCTGGAGCTCTTGCACAGATAGCGCCAGCCCATGAGCCCAACGCAATGCTCGGTGACTGCATCGCGAAACTTTGGCTGTGGCGAGTATGTACCCTCCATGCGAATCGCGTGGCAGACCCGCCCCCACTGCTCAAGCGCAATCGCTTGCGGTGGCTCGATGGCATCGAGCAGATCTGCAATTCGAGGCATCCACCGCGAGGTGTCAACCAGCCTGCGCACAGCAGCCTCAGCAGCGCCATAGTCGCATTCAAGCAGCCTGGTGACGTATAGCGCCATTGTCTGCTGGGTAGCCTTGCTGTCGGGCCATGCGGCAGCCAGGACGGCCACCAGTCTTGTTGCTTCAGCCCTGGTCATTGCCCACCCCTCTCGAGTCTGTCTGCGGCTGCAAATAAGTCTGCAGCCAGGTTGTTGTTGTTGT